TCGGCTTAATCGTCTTGTTAGGCACATCGTACATTGGGATTCCAGTGTCTGCTATGCCTGTTTCGGAGAAGGCAGTTATGTTGGTGGTTTTGGCTATCTTGTTTCCTATACTTGTTACAAGCTCATTGATAGCTCCGACAACATCGTTGGCTTCTGTCTCAAGATCTGGTCCACTTGATACCCTGATCTCTCCAGACAGCAGAACCGTGCCGTCATTCTTGACAGCAAAGGCGTTGCTCCTGTTGTCGGCATCGGTACCGTTTCCTATCTTGAATGCGAATCCGTTCGGATCGTAGGTGGTCGCACTCTCCACATCATCAACATCTATTGATGCATATCTGCCTATGATGTACTCAAGGTATGCCGTCCGGTTGCTTATGCCCGCTGCATGGGAGTAGTCCCCGACAGCCCATGTCTCGTCACCCTCGGCGAATGATGATTTACCTGAGGCTGATGCAAGCCTGCCAAACGCTGCTGCGTTGTCTCCGGTTGCGTTACAGCTATCCTGGTTTACATTCTGGACGCCAGTCCCATTGAACATGTTTGTAGCGGTGGACAGATGTGACAGATCTTGGTCACCTGTGTTGGTTCCGGAGTTGTTCTGATACAGGTCGGATAAAATACCTGCCTGGTAATCTGAGAACAACCCTGAGCCTTCCTGTGCCCAGACCATGCTGTTTGTGATCTCGTCAAGTGCAGCCTGCACATTATCGGCGGCAAGGTTCTCATACACTGTGTTGTTGAATGTTATACCTGCTGCAAAGTTTGCAGCACTATCCCCTTTGTCTCCTTTGTCTCCTTTATCGCCTTTACCTCCTGTGAAGTCCGTGGATAACAGGGTCTGATAAAGAGCGCGCATCTCCTGTGTGAACGAGATTCGTGCAAGCTCGTTGTTTATGCGGATGCCCTCGTTGGTCTGACGCTGTAGCTCCTCCATCGAGACTTCGCTGAACTTGTTTACAAGCGTCTGGTATGCTGCATTTACATTGCTTGAGGAGCTGTTCTGTCCTGTGAATCTGTTCCAAGTCATAGTTTGAATACCCCCATATCCACGTTCCGGTCGGCGCTGTCCAGTGTGAGTGGAGCCAGCCCGTCGTCATCAAGCTTCTCGTATTCTGCGGGGACACGCTGTATCCAGTCCCGCATCATTTCAAATTTGTTTGTCGTATATGTCATCATATAACCGGGCTGAGGATTGGCCCCCTCTTCATCTGTCATATAAAAATAATACGCTGCGCCGTAACAAACCACGCTGCGTATATACTTGTCGGGTATTAATGTATACGCGGTAGCGCCTTCTGCAAGCTCCGAGAATACAGGGAATTCTGAACTGAGGTCGTTGTTGATGTCGTCCATGACGCTGTCAAGATGAATCTTCATCTGGCTGTAGCTGAGGGTTTCCCCTGCAAGCAGTTGATTAACTCTATTTACTATGTCTGTAATTAACATACTGCCTCCTGTTTGAATGACGGAGGGGTTTCCCCCTCCTGTTCATTACCGTGGGATAAGAATAAGTTCGCCTGCGAAGCTATCCTTGTTGTTGGTGAGATCACCGAGCTTGGCTTGCACGTTCTGCTGACTGTCCACCATTCTGCGTCTCTTGTGGATTATCCTGGCGAACGCCTCCGGAACTTCGTATGTTCTTCCATCAACTGGAAAGTATATACTCATTCCATTGAGTGTCACTGTCATGACTTCTCCGAAGTACGGTGCGTACATGGGGGACATGGAGACGGACACCTTGGGTTGTCTCTCAACAATACCCTTGTTCACTTTCTCCTGATGGTCTGCTTTCCTCATGTCAAGGTCTGCGATCTCTTTGGCTGTTAGATTGTCAGCAGGAGCTTTCGCCCCTGCCGCATCCAACGGGCTTACTTTTTTGGTGGCCATGGTTTCTTACCCGTTCCTTTCTTTGCGCCTTTCGGTGCTGGTTTACACGCCATTTAGTTTATACCTCCTGGTTCAGATTACGATATTGTATAAGCCGCTGAACCTATGGCAGACAAGGCGTATCCAGGTCTGTAGGCCATTGCCTTGAACGTACATGCATCTGTCAGCACAGGTTTGGAAGCTCCGTCATACAGGTCTGAATCAATGGTAGGAGTCGAGCCGTCCGTGGTGTAGAAGATCTTGGTTGCGTTGGCGCTCGTTATAGTGATTTCAGAATTGTCTGCTCTTGCTCCGGCTGCCGGGCTGAATGTCGGGGTTGTCTGGACTGAGGCTGCGGCTGGGTCACCTGAGATATACACGCCCTGCTCTCCCTCGTAGATTGATGCGTTGTTCAACAGTGATGGTGCACAGACATAATCGACGATGGCTTCAGGTCTTGTGGATCCGAATCCTACAGAGTTGATCTTGAAACCGATCGACTGTCTCTGGTCGATAGGATCCATGACACCTGAGGAACCGAGTCCCTTTGTGAACATCTTGGCGCTGTCCTGTCCGGACAAGCCTGTCCTTGTGAGCGCGTTGGCTCCGAGTACGAACACGTGCTGCATCTTGAACTCGGCATAATTACCGTCAGGGATTGTCCATGTCTTCAACGCTGGGTTGTAAGACGCATCCATGTTGGTCATGAAATCCTTGTGGTAACCGGCTGCTGTGGTCAAGGCGTCTGCTGTAAGATCGACAAGCCCGGATGTTGCACCGGTAGAGTTACCTACAGCAAGGGTGGATGTGTTGTAGATTTTCAATCTGAGTGCGCCGGTTGCATCATAGTACTCACCGGAGGTGGGGACGTTGATGGATTCGTAGAACTCAAGACCGAACATCGGAACAAGCATTCCGCCTTCATACATGTTCTTGGTTGTGTTGTTGATGGTCATGTACTTCTCGACAGTTGCATCACTGACCATGTCGTAGAAGAACTCAGGGGATGCGATGACGTGGAATCGTCCGTTGCTTCTTGGTTTCACCTTCGCTTTCTGCATCGAAAGGACGATTTTTCTCAGGTCAGTCATGCTGGGTTCGCCTACGCTGAATGTGAATCCATCGGGACTCAGAGCACCGTTGGCATAGTACTCCTGTGCGTTGAGCATCAAGGCTTCTCTAGCGAGCAAGTCAAGTGTTTCAACTGCGACAATCGCATACTCTGCGGCAAAGTGTCTGATGACAGGGTCTACGATTGCGAAATCGACCTTGTCTGTGAACTCCATGTATCTACCATACTGGTAGGCTTGAAGTTCGTACTTGATGACCGAGCCTTTGTCTGACATAGGCGGGGTTCCCTCAAGCAACTTGGATGTATGACCCTGAAGGGCTGACCATCTGCGAAGCTGGAGCTTGTCCGACTTGTCCGGGATCATCTGTGACTCTGCGTACTTGAAGTACGGGTACGAATCCGCACCGTCACGGATGGTGTCAAGCAGAACCTTCGAGTAGAAAGTTTCTGGATTGACTCTTGCAGTGCCGTTGGCAATCTGCGAGTTCACGAAATTGGCATACGTCTCAACGGTGCCTGTTCCTTTTAATGCTGATAATGATACTGGATCCATTTTAGGTATCCTCCTGTAATTATACTCCGTTCATTTGTCCGAGCAGAGCGTCCAAGCTCTGTACATCGTTTATCGGAGCAGCTGGTGTGGAAGGTTTCCCTTGCGCCGAGCTGGGTGTCGAGCTGTGCGCAGCCGACTTTGCCTGTTTAGCGAGGGCTTCCCTCACCGCGTCTTCTGTTGCTTTCTTTACTATGGCGTCATGATTCAAAGTGCGGTACTCCTGGAGCAAGTCCATCGGAGTCTGGTAAGGGTCCTTGCCTGCACTGTTCAGTTGCTTTGCGAACTCCATCAATCCTTTGTCGTCAAGCCCGAACGAATCCTTAACCTTCTGGAATCCAAGATTGGCCTGTTCTGCACGCTGTGATTCAGCTTGCTGTGCTACGAGGATTTCATTCTGCTGGAGTCGTTGGAGTATTTCGACCGGGATATTGGTCTGCTGTGCCTCAAAGGCGAGCAGCCTGTCCGACAATGCTGTGATAACCGCCTCCGGATTTGTCGTATCCTGCACACCGAGCACTTCCGCCATCTTGTTAATGATGCGTTCATACTGTGTGTTCTTGGTACGCATCGCCGCGAACGTCTGATTCTGCTTGTCTGCTGCAAATATCTTGTCCGGAGTCTGCTCTTCTTCGGGAGCAGCGGGGGGCGTCGTTTCAGCTGTTGCAGCTGGAGCCTCTGCCGGAGGTTGTTCTGTAGCAGGTGGTGTTTCAGGTGGTGTCGCAGGCGGTGTTGCCGCCGGTGGGTTGTTCATTGTACCGAATAATGTATCAAGGTTCGTTTCCTGTGGAATATCCGCAGGTGGGGCGTCTCCCTCAGCGAAAAGCTGAAGATTCATTTTTCTCAACATAATCTGCCTCTTTCTCCCAAGGTTGCTGGCGAAGCTAACCTCTGTATATACTCGTACTCAGGGTGTACGGAACCACTACTTTGATTATAAGGGTAAGTGTTGATGATGTCAATACATCATTACATGAAATTTTCGTCTTCCTGCTCACTATAATCCACGGCAGGTGGAAGTTCCGGCTCAGGTGCAGGGAACTCTGTCTGCTGCTCCATGCCCGGAGTCGCTCCTGCCTGCATCTGTTCGGCTGTCATGGCGATTGCCTCCTCAGGCGGGACACCTGCCTTGGCAAAGGATGCAAACGTGAACAGGGTTTTCGCAACCTGCTCGGTGTAGTCCTTGCTGCGCTGGATCCCCATACGTTTCTGCATGAACTCCCTCATAGGTACATCCTGACACATGAGCCATTCTTCCTGGGTCATCATCGGAACCGATTGCCCCTGCTGTCCGTACTGCATCTGGGCAGTCATGACGGCAGTCGCCCATTGTGCGACACGGGACTTGCTCTTGGGAAGCTCGGACGAGATGTTCAACTCGTACCGGTACAGGGTTTCCTTGTTCAGCTTGTCAAATGCAACCTCGATGTCCTTGACTTCAAGAGTCGAAGGTGACTGGATGAAGTACTTCCTTGTTCCACCATGCGCTATGAAGTTCGCAAGCAACAGCTGACACAATCTCTTGGTGTAGTCCTCGTAGTTCGCGATCTTCGGTCCGTCTATCATAGTCGCCTGATCCAACAATGCCTCCACCCCTCCTGTTGTGATGACCGATCCCGAGTCGGAGCCTGTGTACTTTCCGTCGACTCCGGTTATGGACTGGACGTCCGTGGTCAGACGGCTCATTGTCTGAGGTGCGGTGTTGCTGGGCTGAGGGAACTCATGATAGTGTACCGCCTTGGTTGCATCACCGTTGACCATGAACGCATATCCCGCATCATTACCATGTTTCATGAACGTGGCAACGTTCAGTCCTGAATCGGAGCTGACAAACTTGGGTGGGTTCTGGTTCTTGTACTCCGATGTGAGCATGATCGAGTTCAGCAGATTGTATGCGACAGAATTTGCAAAGACCTTCGAACACTCAGACGTACCTACAAGATCCCCGGAAGGAAGATTGCAGTAAAGCGTGGAGAACGGGAAGCACGCGGGGTCTATCGCTTCGATGACATCAAGCAGCCCCACGTTGTTCAACGTGTGGATCTCGTGGTAGATATCACCGATACGTACCCAGTGTGTTATGAGCCTGACATAATCCTTCTGAGGTCTGGCTCCGTAGTTGTCCTTGTACAGTTCGGTAGGTTTCGAGTCCGTTATTCCAGAGTCTGACTTCAATGCCGCGTCAAGTGTATCCTTGTACTTGGGGTTAGACTTCAATACGTTGACATGCAGGTCGTCCCATGTCATACAGTACCCGGCTGTCTCAAGGGATTCCGAATACGGGTCACGCATGAACTTGGTCGGGTCGATGTTCTTCAACACAGGTCCACCCTTGTAGAAATAATCACCGTTGCCTCCGGGCAGTTCGGTGTTCCACCCCACCTGTGTGATACCAAGGTTGGTCAGAGCGGCACGTTCACCCGCAGCCATCTGATATTTCGCCACGCTGGAGATCCCCCAGATGTGGTCCATGAGAATATTCAGGTTCCCGATTATCTGGGAGTCCTCCGACGAGGTCGGGTATATGTTCGCCGACTTGCCTATGGTGTACAGGCTGGCGAGCAGGTTGTTCTTGATGTAGGATACATGGTTTGTATCCGGCAGTATCTGGTACGAAGGGAACTTTGCACCTATCGCCTCCCACAGTCTGCCTCTGTCGGTCGCGTCAAGGAGCATTATCTTGCGAAACGCCTTCTGATACTCCTTGTATGCCAGGTCCCAGTTACTCTTGAGCTGTTCGAGGGTCACGCCCTCAGGTAGTTTCTTAGCCATTGGTGTTTCCTCCGTTCATGAACATGTGTAACCGTTCGACTACGCCGGATATGGGCGGGTTTGCCTTGTTCATCTCGGCGACGATATTGTCATAGTCCTCCTGAGTCATGGGAGCCGCCTCTTTCATCAGCTTCGGCATGGCGGGCTGAGGTGGGTGCTCGTGCTTGTGGTTTACATTGATGACAATCCCTCCAGATATGCACTTCATCACCATGACGAACGTGACTATTGAAATTATCATGGCGACAATAGCGCCCAGGGCTGTAAGATACTCCATTCTGTGTTCCTCCTACCAGTTGTTTCTAATTCCGTACGCCAGGTCGGCGTCATCTTCGTCATTGTCGTCGTCATCGTCCAGCGCATGGGGCAGAACCCCGTCCTGTGGTCTGATGTCGGCTATGTTTCTTCCAAACTTGTCGTAGATTCCGTATAAAAGGTTCTTCGGACTGTCAGGCAGCTCCATACAAATCCACTCCAGCGGGTTTATGCCATGGTTCGCCTTGTCAACGGGCTTGTCCGCCCCCTTGTCCCCGTCAAGTGTACGGGGTTTGAACTTGTATTCGCGCAATTCGTTGATCAGCCCCGTACAGCAGGTCATTATCTTCAGCTTCCC